CTTGTACAGTGGGCTAATAAATATCGAGAAACCCACGAAGGAGTGGGACTCAGCGACGTGGGGGTACACATCGTGCGCGAAGTTTACCGAAGAGCTAAAGAGGAGAACAACAATGAGTCTTGAATTCATACTGGCAATAGTGATTGCCACAAATGTAATCATGTGGATACGCATCTACATGCTTAAGCGGCGGCTTGACGGGACCGACATGATGTTGCACGCAATCATGGAGGAAGGAGCACCTAAAATGTACAGAGACTATAAAGCATGGGAGGAAAGAAGATGTTCGGACAAATAACAGACTTACCATCTCTACGCACGTATGAGGAAGCAGTGGCTCACTACGAGTCAATCGTACCGATACGGGGTAATGCAGACAACGTGCGCCCCATATGTGCTACCAAACTTGGCAGGCGCAAGAAGCACATGGCTATACGCAAGTACGTGGATGGCTCCGTAGCGTGCCGACTCTACGACACTGACGTGGTTACCTTTGAACCCGATGGTGGCGTGGTCTTTCGTAACGGAGGTTGGGCTACACCTACAACGCATGGCTTTGCCAACGGCATACTCCGAGACGGCAGAATTTATTTCGGTATGCGCCAGAGCCGCACTGAGGTTATGGTAGGTGGTGATGCTCACGTCATGGATGGCAATGACTTCTTTATACTACGCAAGGACAACGAAGGCAGATACGTAGCTGTCAATCCACCTGCTCAGTATGAGTATTATGTTAGGCGCAAGGTGCTCACCGCCAAACGCAAACCTGTGTTGGCATTTCAAAAGCATTGTCTCGCTATGGCAAAACTGGCTGACCCTGAAAACTTTGAGGGGGATAGCTCGTTTGCCCTCTACTGCCGTCGTACAGATCGCGCATATAACATTATGTCAGACCCCACTATGAAGGACTGGGGTGAGCTAGTGCAGGGGGTTCTGTCTGAGGCGCGTACCACAACCTATGTCTATAAACGCGGGAGGGAATACAGTATCAAAGACACACTTATTAAGGAGTTTATCAGTGACGTGGTTAAGCATATGTTCGCGGATGAAATCTTTGAGAAGCAAGAAGTAAGCAGGAAAACTTTTAACGGTAACGACAAATACTTTAACTAACTAACTAAGCTAGGGCGACCCTAGCTTGAGGAGAACATCAATGAGTGCATTAGTAAATGAAATACCCACAGTAACTTTGAAGCAAGCAGAGCAACGCATACTTGCTAATCCAGACGTGCGTTACTTCCTCCGAGGAGAACCTGGGGTTGGAAAATCCATGCTTGCATTGTCTTTGCAACGAGCCACAGGTTACCCATTATCAATGATGGACGTGCCTAATCTTGACCTTGGCGACATAGCAATGCCAGTGATTGATCACGAGGACCAAGTAACAAGGTACTACCCCAACGCTAGGTTTGGTATCCATACCGGAGAACCTGTAGTGATATGTCTTGACGAATTTACTAAAGGTGCAGACCCAGTTAAAAATATGCTTCACCCTATGCTAGAAACATTTATGCCTAGACTGGGTGACTTACCCATCCCCAAAGGTAGCCCTATCTACCTGACAGGTAATCTTGATACTGACGGAGTAGGTGATGGACTTGCTCAACACACTCGCCAACGCATCGTTGAACTTATCGTGCGTAAACCAAACTCTGACGAGTGGTTAGCATGGGCATTGAACAACGGCATCTCTTCTGTCTTGATGGCATGGGTAGACAGATACCCCCAGTGCCTAGCCTCCTACCTCGACGGCATTAAGAACGAGTTTATCTTTCACCCGTCTAGTCCTCAAGACAACGTGGTATCACCACGTACATTGGAAATAGCAAGCCGCATAACTAATAACCGACACTTGTGTGATGAAGATTCATTAGTGGCTGCGTTAACAGGGGCAGCGGGTAGTGTATTCGCAGAGTCCTTTGTTTCCTTTATACGTTTTCAAGATTCACTACCTAGTATCAAGTCCATCATAGATACCCCTGCGTCAGCACCTATACCAGAGGATAACGGGGCGCGTGCTGTACTGACATTCGGAATGCTTGAACACGTAGAGAAAGATACGTTGAGTAACATTATGAAGTATCTGCGTAGGCCAGAGATGGACGAAGAGTGGCAGGTAATCTTTGGAGTATCACTTGCTCGCCATGAAACTAAAAAGAAGATCGCTTTCGGCAACCGAGAGTTTGCTCTATGGGCTGCTGACAACGAAGACTTACTATAAGGAGGACGCCAATGCTAGCTGATCGTAAATTTAAAGCTATAAAGATAGGACTTATGCGCTCGAAAGAGTTTGGTCTGTTACGTGGCATTGCCATGTATGGCAACACGTATCTGACTACTGACATACCCACAGCCATGACTAATGGAAAGGACTGTTGGTTTAACCCTGACTTTCTTTTTAAAGAGATTAGGAACAACCCCAAAGGAACCGCCTTCATCATGGCACATGAGTGGATGCACATGGCAGCAATGCACTTGTTCATATACCAGAGGCTCGCCGCTATAGATAACGACTGTACCAATATGGCTACGGACTTCTGGATCAATGACCGATTACTTATTGCTGACCCTAAAAATATGATGGTAGAAATGCCACTAGATTTGGGGGGTAATGCAATAGGGTTACATGATTTAAAGTACAGGGACTGGACAGTAAAACGAATATGGAATGATCTTAGACAAGAAGGAGAAGGAGAAGGAGAAGGAGAAGGAGAAGGAAAAGGGAAAGGGAAAGGGAAAGGGAAAGGTGGTGGAATGGATGAACATGATTGGGAGGGGGCAGAGAAACTAACTAAAGAGGAGGCAAAGAAAGTTAGTGAAGAAGTGAAACAAGCAATCCGCCAAAACCTTCATGCTAATAACAGAGTAGGTGCAGGGGGTCTGAGCGATGCGCTTGGATTGGAAGAACTGGTTACACCTAAAGTAGATTGGCGCGATGCGTTACGGATGTTTATGAACTCAACATGCCGTAAGAAAGAACGTAGTACATGGCGCAGACCTAACCGCAGGTTCTTACACCAAGACATCATTATGCCTACGCTAGAAGGGAATAGCATTAATGAAGTCGTCCTAGCGCGTGACACATCAGGCTCTATGTTCTGCCAGAACAGACTTACGCAGGTGTCAAGTGAAATGGTAGGCATAGTTAATACCTTACACATTAACAAAATCCATTTGATTGACTGGGACGGTACTGCTGAACACAGGGGTATCTTCTCTAGTGATACTTTAAAGGAAGCACCTGAACTTAAACAAGTAATCGGAGGGGGAGGTACTGACCCAACATGCGTTTCTGATTACTTGGTTAAAAACAACATCAAGCCCGACTGTGTGGTGATGTTAACTGACGGCATAGTTGATACATGGGGTAATTGGACTGTCCCCGTGCTGTGGGCTATAGCTGACAACGCAAACACAACTGCCCCTTTGGGTAAAACAATTCACATTGACTAAATAAGCTAGGGCTACCCTAGCTTGAGGAGAACGACATGAGTGTAATAGCAAACAGTGCAGTATTAGTGCGTCTAAATATTAGCGTATGGGGAGCGAGTAAACGTAACAAGGAACTTGAGAGTGAAGTTGCAGCAAATAAGAAAGCTGACCCACGAGCCATGCGTATGTATGACAACCTGATGGTAGGTTCCACAGGCCATAAGGATATTCAAAAACATGCAGCACAGTCACGCCTGTGGCACGCAAAACTATCATTGCCGTGGGACGAACGCGGTTACAGGCTTTGTCCTACTAGCCTATTCCTAGACTACAAGTCTCAACACAATCTTAAAGAGGCTAAGTTTAATTCGATGGTAGATACCTTTCGCGTTAAGTATCTCAGCTACAGGGAGACAGCCAAGCACTATCGGGGAGATATGTTCAATGAACTTGACTACCCACCTCTTAGTGAAGTCATGCCTAAGTTTGCTTGGCACTTCACAGTAGCACCTGTACCGGAGAGCGGTCACTTGTACGTAGACCTGCCAGAGCAGGAGTTAGCTGAAGTACGTGCGTCATGCGATGCAGAAGTAGACCGCAAGGTAGAAGAGGCAGCCAAAGAAAATGAGAAGCGGCTACTCAAGGAGCTAGAAGGAATTAGTACGAAGTGTACTGACACTGGTAATGACGAAGAAGATGATAATAAGAGATGGCACGACACGTTTGTGTCCAACCCTTTGGAGTTATGCCGACTACTTAAACATATGAACCTTACGCAAGACCCGAAAGTTGAAGAGGCAAGACAACGGCTTGAGGATATTATGGTAGGTAAAAACAAAGACATGTTCAAAGATTCCCCAACTGTCCGTAAGGAAGTAAAGGAAGAAGTGGACGCAATTATTAAATCTTACGATTGGTAAAAAAGGAGAACAACATGTTTTATATAGACAAAGTATATTCACGCCACAAGTGGACACGACAACAAGCAGAAAAGAAACTAGAAACTAATAAAGTTTCAAACTTTACGAACCTGCCTCGCAATGTAGTTGCAGAGAAGCAGGAAACAACTATTGAACTAAGCACTGACCACTTAGGATATGAATTTTTATCCTATGTTTCACAACGCAATCCAACCTATAAATTTTATGTCGAAACAGTCCACAGTCCTGCAAGGGGAAGGTGTGTAAATAGCATACTTGTGTTTGATGAAGGCGAGTGCGTAGGGTCAATAGAAAGACAAGATACTTACACCTATGGTTTTTTTAATGACCGCATCTCAAATGATATAAAAAGGGGGGAATGTAAAAGGACAAGTAAATTATCAACAGCTAAGAATATATTTACTACTTACTTTTATAAGATGACTTTAATGGAGTCTATGCAAGTAGTACAAGGAGCCGTAAAGGATGCGTTGCGTGAAAAAACATGGGACTCCGAACGTACATATCAAAGCCTCGTAGAAGGTTTACAGAAATTTGTAATAAAACAACTTAAAGATCAAGACCCTGTTCTCATTGACTACCTTGAGTTATCAGGACAAAAGAAACTACTGGGGGAATATGCAGACGTAAGAGGAGCCAAGGAGGAACACAAACAACTGCAACAACAGTTGCAAGATAAAAAAGGTTTCTACGTTTATATGGCAGACGATGAGTATCGGTTATGGGACGAAGAAGGTCATGCTGTTAAACGACTCAAACGTACTGAGTTGTCGAGACCCATGCTAACAGCGCTAGGACTACTCAAAGTAGCAGACAAACTTACAGTAATAAATAACGTAGGTTTTAAAGTTAACAACAAAACATTTTTTATATTAAAGGAGGTGACTCTTGACTTTGACAACTAAAAGACGCAGAGGTAAAGGAGTAAAACCCGCAAGGGTTCACATCAATGTGCGTCTACCCCAGTACGTGGTAGACCACTTCAAAAAGTTTCCAAACTATACAAAGGAAATAAGAAACGTGTTAGAGACGCACGTAAAAGAAATAGAAGAAACTGAGGCTACGCAAGTAGCCCTAGACCAACAACGATGGCAAGACATTCTTGCCGAGGAGAACGATAATGAGTAACTTAAAAACTATAGTACGCGGTGCGTATGACATACAGAAAAATCGAATACAGACTGGCAACAGACTGGTGGGTAACTTCAAAGCTAAACTGGGGCTTGCCCCCAGTGAGAAGGAAGATAAGTTAGACAAAGCAGGGCAGATAGTGCTGAAGAACTTACGACAATCACATAAACTTTTAACAGACGGGGTAGCTTCATTCCCCCGACAGTCTACGTTTAAAGGTGATGAAGTTATCAGTGACTATACTGAACTATGTCTAGTGGACAACTACTTTGAACTGGAAGAACAAGAGAAGTCTCACTTCCGTAGACTTAGTAACATACTAAAAGACTACCCGATCTACACTGAGTTTCTCGATGGAGTAATGGGTGTTGGCCCTGCGATGGCAGGAGTAATCATCAGTGAGATTGATATTACTAAAGCTGAGTACCCTTCCAGTCTGCATAAGTATGCGGGGGTAGATGTTGCAGGTGACGGACAAGGACGTAGCCGCAGAGCAGAGCATCTTGAAGATAGCGAGTACACTGACAAGGAGGGCAAGCTGCAAACCAAGAAAGGTATTACGTTTAATCCTTTCCTTAAGACTAAACTTGTAGGTGTATTAGGCAGTAGTTTTATTAAACAGTCGCCAGACAAATGTGAATATCGTAAGATATACGATGACTACAAACACCGTATTGAGAACATGGATGCTCATAAGGAAAAGTCTAAAGGACACAGACACAACATGGCAGTCAGGTACATGATAAAAATGTTCTTGATTGATCTGTATAACGAGTGGCGCAAGCTAGAAGGTTTACCTGTTGCACCTACTTACACAGAAGCAAAGCTAGGTAAGGTTCACGGTAAAGCCGCCTAAGTAATTGAGTCAGGGTTAGCAAGACAACCATCGGAAAAGAACGAGTCAAAGACGTCGAGACAACCACGGGTCGAAAACGAGTCACGGTAATTTAGATAACCAAAGGAAGGAAACGAGTCAGAGCGGAGAAGACAACCATTGGTCGAAAACGAGTCAAATACCTCTAGACAACCAACCGTTCAAAGCGAGTCATATCGTGGAAGACAACCAGGATCGAGAACGAGTCATAATGAAGTAGACAACCATTGACGGGAAACGAGTCAAGAATGTTGAGACAACCAGTAGAAATAAACGAGTCGTGGGATTCGAGACAACCTAGAAAGCTAAGCGAGTCAAGGGCGTCGAGACAACCTAGAAAGATAAACGAGTCACTCATCGCTAGACAACCAGTAGCTGTAAACGAGTCAATCACCCGAAGACAACCATTGACCCATAACGAGCCATCCAATCAAAGACAACCATATAGGTCAAACGAGTCACTTGTTGTAAGACAACCAATAATAGAGAACGAGTCAACTAGGTGGAGACAACCATTGTTCGAAAACGAGTCAACTACGTCGAGACAACCATTGGTCGAGAACGAGTCAGCACTATCTAGACAACCAGTAGTGGTAAACGAGCCAACGTTGCGGAGACAACCAAAAAAGGTAAGCGAGTCAGTGCCACATAGACAACCATATAGGTCAAACGAGTCATAGCGCGCAAGACAACCAGATGCCATCAACGAGTCAAGAAAAATTAGACAACCACAATTCAGAAACGAATGCCACTAACCAAAGCACAACCAATAGCTCAGAGCGAGTCATTCTGCCAAAGACAACCAGAGATCGCGAACGAGTCACACAAGAATAGACAACCGTATAGTGTAAACGCTTCAACCAACAAGCTAGGGCGACCCTAGCTTGTTTTACCTCGCACCCTGCGGGGTTCTTTGTACCTTTACAAAGTCCAACCTTTAAGCTATCCTTTCTGGATGGCTCTTACCCCCGAAAAGAAAGTTAAGAATAAAGTAGTAGCTATACTCAAGCAGAGGAAAGCTTATTATTTTTTTCCTGCTACTTATGGCATGGGCCGTAGCGGCATACCGGATGTTGTATGTTGTTATGGCGGCTATTTTATTGGCATTGAATGTAAAGCCGGAGATAACACACCAACCACACTTCAAGAAAGAGAACTTGCAGCTATTAAAGCAGCGGGTGGCTTTTCTTGTGTCATTAACGAAACCAACACTTCCCTCCTTATAAATATATTAGACAATGTGATAGGAACTAATACCCATGAATTTTTTGACCCTTGATTTTGAGACCTATTATTCAAAAGAATATGGCCTTAACAGGCTGACAACAGAAGAATATATACGCGATTCTCGTTTTGAGGTTATTGGCGTAGCTGTAAAAGCGGGGCAAGAACTATCATCAAGAGAAGCTGCTGCGCCACTGTGGTTTTCTGGAAGTAAAAAACAAACCGCTAAGTTTTTAGCTCAGTTTGATTGGTCAAACTGCACAGCCGTAGCACACAACGCTATGTTCGACATGGCTATACTTAACTGGCATTTCGGTATCAAACCTAAAAAGATTATCGACACGTTAGGAATGTCACGCGCTATACATTCTATTGAGGTAGGGGGGAGCCTATCTGCACTTTCTGAATACTATAAACTAGGCGAGAAAGGAACCGAAGTACAAGATGCGTTAGGCAAGAAACGATTAGATTTTACACCCGAAGAACTAAAAGCTTACGGTGGATACTGCATTCAAGATGTAGAGCTTACTCATAAGCTGTTCCATGTATTAAACAAAGACTTCCCCCTTTTTGAACTTGCGTTAATTGATCTGACAATACGCATGTTTACTGAACCCGTGTTGGAATTAGACAAACACGTTCTTACCAGGCACTTAGAGAGTGTACTGGCTACTAAAGCAGAGCTAATGGCTAAGGTAACTCACGAAAAGACTAAGCTTACGAGCAACCCCCAGTTTGCCGATCTCCTGCGGGAGTACGGCATAGAACCCCCTACTAAGATAAGCCCCGTCACAGGCAAAGAGACCTACGCTTTTGCAAAATCTGACGACGGGTTTAAAAAATTACAAGAACACATGAACCCGGCAGTACAGGCTATTGTGGCTGCTAGACTAGGAGTAAGGTCTACCATTGAAGAAACCCGAACCCAACGTTTTATAGATATTGGGGGGCGAGGGACGTTACCTATACCGCTACGCTACTACGCTGCACACACCGGACGTTGGGGAGGGTCAGACAAGATTAATATGCAGAACTTACCCCGTGGTTCTCAACTTAAAAAAGCTATGTGCGCTCCCGAGGGCTACAAGTTTGTGGACTGTGACCTGTCTCAAATAGAGGCGCGGGTGTTAGCGTGGTTAGCAGAGGCAGAGGAACTGGTAGAAGCGTTTGACAGGGGCGATGATGTGTACAAGATAATGGCTGCGGCTATATATGATAAGCCCGAAGATGAGATAACCAAAGAAGAACGTTTCATTGGTAAGACTACAATTTTGGGCGCAGGATACCAAATGGGGTCGGCCCGTTTTCAGGCGCAACTTAAAAGTTTTGGGGTGGAATTAAAAGCTGAAGAATGTAAACGGGTTATAGATACATACCGTACCACCTACGCTGGTATACCTAAGCTATGGCGCGGGGCTAGCGAATCATTAGGTGTTATGATGAAGGATCAAATTACTTCTTTTGGCCTCCCTGATATTTTAAAAGTAGAAGGTAAGAATGGCATTAAACTTCCTAATGGTTTGTACGTTAAGTATCCCAACCTTAGACACGAAACGGATGAAAGTGGACAGACGCAGATGGTTTATGACACTCGGAGGGGAAGAACTATTCTACCTACGAGAATATACGGAGGCAAAGTAATAGAGAATGTATGCCAAGCACTGGCACGTATTGTCATAGGAGAACAATTACTACGAGTAGCACAACGATACAAAGTAGTAATGACGGTACATGATGCTATAGGTTGTATAGTACCCGAAGCAGACATAGAAGAAGGTTTACAATACGTTGAAAAGGTTATGAAGATAAGACCTAGATGGGCACCCGACCTACCTCTTAATTGCGAAGGCGGATACGGTGAGTCTTACGGGGCATGTTAATTTAATACCCCAGCGGGCGGTGGGTTAAAACACCCGCAATGTATAACAATAGTCACCTATCACTCTCCATAAGTTAGGTTTCCCCTTCTTGTGGCGTTCTCCGAGACTGTTGTGTATATGTCGAAGAAACCGCGATATGGTTAGCCGTGTTATAAAGTTTTACTTCCTTTTCCTTTATAACACGCATTTTAATTTGAGGGCGTTATGAAACTGACAATAGAACTAAATGATACTGATGCAGAAGAATGGACAGAAAAAATAGAAGGGCTATTAAACAGTGTTGAAAGGTTAGATGGATTAATTGGAGAACTAACAGAGCTTTTAGAAGAAATTAAAAAGAAAGAGAATGTATAAAGAACTGCCAAAAGTTTGTAAGTGTACTTCTAAAATGTTAGAGGTACTGGCGTATGATGAACTACCGCAAACTAAAAGTTTTAGAGCATTTCGTAAAGGGTGGCTTTGCCTTGGTTGTAATAAGTGGGAAGCTGCGATACTAAGAGAAAGAGTTGTGGAGGAAACACAATGTATGAGTATAAATGTATCATTAGATCAATCACTGACGGGGATGGGTTAAGAGTTGATATTGACCTGGGTTTTGGTGTGGTCTTGCGTGGTAATTCTGGGCGTGGGGTTAACATTCGTTTGTATGGAGTTGATGCTCCCGAATCTCGTACTAGAAATAAACAGGAAAAAGCACATGGACTTCTTGCAAAAAAATATTTACAAGACAATCTTGAAGTCGGAAAAAACTACATACTTAGAACAAAAGAAAGAGGAAAATTTGGAAGGTGGTTAGGAGAAATTAAAACAAAAAAAGGGCTTATTACAAATTTACTTATTAAAAATAAACTTGCCGTCAAGTACCACGGGCAAAACAAAAAAGATATTAAAGCAGCGCATGAAATTAACCGTCAACACTTAATTAAGATAGGATTACTATAGTATGCAGTCGTGGTCTTACAGCCGGGTTAATTCGTTTAAACAATGCCCTAAAAAATATTACCATCTGTATGTTAAAAAAGACGTACAGGACAAGGGTAACGCTGCTACTTTCTATGGCAATAAAGTACATAAGGCAGCAGAGCATTACATTAAGGACGGTAAAGAACTAGCGCGAGAATATAAGTTTATGCAAGGAACGCTAGATGCTTTTAATAACATAGAGGGAACTAAACATTGTGAAATAAGGCTTGGAGTTGCTAGAGAAGACGGAGAATACTCGCCTACTACATTTTTTGGTAAAGATGTATGGTGGCGTGGCATAGCAGACTTACTTATTTTAAACGGGGATAAAGCTTTTATAATAGATTACAAAACCAGTAAAAACACAAACTATGCGGATACTAGACAATTAGATTTACTTGCGGGGGCTACTTTTATCCACTACCCAGAAGTTAAAAAAGTTAAATCTGCATTATCTTTTGTTGTTTGTAAGGGGTTTATAACTAAAGACCACACAGTAGACATGTATAAATCTTACATGAGTGTGTTTGATTCTGAACTGGAACGGATTGAAGTAGCATTGGAAAAAGATGTGTGGAACCCAGTTGAAAGTGGACTATGTGGATTCTGTCCGGTGACTAGCTGCGAACATAACAGGAGGTAACAATGAAATACGCCATTATGGTAACAGTTGCAGATCAAACTTTTATAGACGGTCATTATTCAAATGAAGACGACGCTAAAGAAGTTTTTAAACGGTGGGAAAAAACTTACCCACAGTTAAAGTTTGATTTTTGTGCAACGTTAGGACACGTATGGCCCATATCAGATGAAGCCTTTATGCCTAATAATAGAGATGTTTTAAAATTTGCTAACGCCCTTGCTGAAATTACAAACAGCGATGCTTATAAGAAATCGCTACATTAAATGTAAAGGAGGTAACATGCCTAAGAAGCGCAACTACAAAAGAGAATACGAGAATTACCAAGGTACAGAGGAACAGAAGAAAAACCGAGCTAAACGTAATACTGCCAGACGTAGAGCATTAAAAGACGGAAAGGTATCTAAAGGAGATGGTAAAGATATAGCCCACAAGAAAGCTATATCAAAAGGCGGTAAGAACTCAGGGAATACTAAAGTAGAATCTGCATCCAAGAACCGATCTTTTAAACGAAACTCTAGCGGCAAATTAGTGTCTGAAAAAAGTACAAGGGAAAGGAAGAAAAAATGAAAGTAGTAAAAGACCGAGCTATTGTCCTTCAAACTAAACAACCTCATCTTATAACAGAAAAGATAAACAACTATAAAATATTAAAAGAAGAACGAGGTGTTTATAAGATAGCATTGCGTTGGGATTTATACGAAGCCCAGGTTCTAGCGGAGCTAAAAGTAAAAAATGTACCTTCTCCAATAATGCGTGACTACGCATGGTTAGGTAAACACAAACCATTTAAACATCAAAAAGAAACGTCAGCTTTTTTAACCTTACATAAAAAAGGTTTTTGTTTTAACGAACAAGGGACAGGCAAGACGGCTTCTGTAATATGGGCTGTTGATTACTTAATGCAGCAGAAAAAAATAGAACGAGTGCTGATTATATGCCCTTTGTCTATTATGAAATCGGCATGGCAAGATGATTTATTTAAATTTGCCATGCACCGTACTTGTTCTGTGGCACATGGGACTTCTGCAAGACGCAAAAAAATATTTAACGCAGGTGCTGAGTTTGTAATTATAAACTTTGACGGTGTAGCTGTAGTTAAAGATGAAATTATGAACGGCGGCTTTGATATGGTCGTAGTTGATGAAGCTAATGCTTACAAGAATACTCAAACTAATCGTTGGAAAACACTAAGAGACATAGTTAAAGATGTACCGTGGCTTTGGATGCTTACAGGTACTCCCGCAGCACAATCTCCTGTTGATGCGTTTGGTTTAGCAAAATTAATAAACCCAGACAATGCACCTAAATATTTTGGACAATTTAGGGATAAAGTTATGTACAAGGCTTCTCAATTTACATGGAGGCCAAAAGTAGATGCAGACAGAACGGTGCATGAAGTATTACAACCTGCTATAAGATTTGAAAAAGACCAGTGTTTAGACTTACCTCCTGTTACTTACGTAGAACGAGAGGCACCTTTGACTAAACAACAATCAACGTATTACAAAGTATTAAAAAACCGCATGATGATGGAAGCTGATGGAGAACAAGTTACTTCTGTTAATGCTGCTACTAATTTAAATAAGCTTCTTCAAATATCAGGAGGGGCAGTCTACTCTGATGACCGTGAAGTAATTGAATTTGATGTAAGTAGTAGATTAAAAATTATTAAAGAAGTAATTGATGAGTCTTCTAATAAAGTCCTGGTGTTTGTACCCTTTACTCATACCATAGAATTGCTAAATGAATTTCTAAAGAAAAGTAAAATAAGTTGCGAAATAATATCAGGCAGAGTGACTGTAAATAAACGTAACCATATCATTAAAGACTTCCAAGAAACTGATAAAATTCAAGTGCTTATAATCCAACCACAAGCGGCTTCACACGGGCTAACCCTTACTGCTGCTAACACAGTGGTTTGGTACTCCCCTGTAACCAGTGTAGAAACTTACTTACAAGCTAATGCACGAATAGACCGTCCAGGCCAACATAGTCCTATGACCGTAATACATGTACGTGGAAGTGAAGTAGAAACACGTTTATACAACATGTTGCGATCAAACATAGATCACCACTACAAGATAGTCGATTTGTATAAACAAGAGTTAAATACTTGACAATGTAAAAGAGGCTGCTAAACTAATCGTCCCTTTTAAGGAGGAGCGATGAACACCACAGATAAAGCAGACAAATTAACAGCCGTCTACATAAAAATGAGAGAGGCTATTAAAGAAAAAGAAGAAGAGATTAAAGAAATAAAGGTGCAGCAGGATAAGATAACTGAGAAACTGGATTCGTTTTTTGGGGAAAAAGGTGAGTCTCTAAGGCTACAATCTGGCACTGTATCTCGACGCTTACATACTACATACCAAGTAAGCAACTGGGATGAAATGCACACTTTTATTTTAGAAAATGAAGCAGCGCATTTGTTGGAGAAGCGTATACACGGAAAGAATATGAAAGAATTTCTGGAAGTGAATCCAGATGTAGTACCTCCAAGTCTTCAAGTTAATCGTAAACATATTATTTCTGTTCGTAAGCCGTCTAGTAAATGAGGCGGCTCCAGACACAGGATGGGTGTTTTATACACCCAGATACTTACGAGCCTCTATCTTCTATTCAAGTAGTCATAGCAGATGCCGGTACGCTGTCCAGAAGTTATTACGACTCACAAGGCAAAATAAATTGTTGGTCTATCGGGTGTGATTTTCCTGATACAAAAGTACCAGAGCTTACTAAGCAGGCTACGCGCTGTTTAGATTGCAAACAAAGCATAAAAAGAGGCAACACTAACCGAGGAGCACCTTGTAAATTCTTTACTAAGATTAAGGTAGCTTTTTTGGATCGAAATTCTCTTTATGAACTTAGACTTGGAGCATTAAGTTTATTTTCAAAAGAAGATAACAGGATGAGTTTATATAAATATATAAGTCATCTTAAACACAACCAAGAAAATATTGGAAGTGTGCTAACTGAGATATATTTTGTGCAGCATTACAATTTTTACAAAATGTATTTTAAACCCGTTCGACCTTTAGACAAGGATGAACTTATAAACGTAGAACAATTTGAAAACGTAAGAGAGGAAATATTTATGGCTAATGAAACTCACATAATTAGGAATGTTGAAGCACGCTACCCGCGTATAGACAAGCCTTACAGGTTTGATACTAAAGCAGGGAAGAAGGGCAAAAGCGTTCCATGTGATGCGACAGAAGATGGTGCTAGTTACGAACTGGATTTTGTTTTAGATAAAGACCAAGCAAAAGAACTGTATCAGGTTATGCAGGTAGCATTTGAAAATGCTAAAGGCAGAGACAAGTCTTGGGATAAGAAACTAAACATGCCGTTTAAAAAACAAGACGATGGAACTTTCACAGGTAAAGCTAAACTACGCGCTGCTTATGATGGTGTTCCTACTAGCGTACCCGATCATTTTGACGCTAAAAATAACCGCCTTGAAGAAGGTTTTATGCTTACTACTGGTAGCACAGTACATGTAGCAGTAGAACTAATACCTTATAAGATAGCAGCTACGGGGGCATCTGGAGTGTCACTCAGACTGCGTGGCGTACAGGTACTAGAGTATTTACCTTACAAACCGCCTTCTCCTTTCGGTGAAGAAGAAGGTTTTAGTGCTGACGATGCTTCTTCTAATCCTTTTAAAGAAGAAAACCCAAAGGCTGACGATATGTTTGAAGCCGAAGAAACCCCTTCTGAAACTGACCCTTTTGCCGATGAAGTAGAAGAGCCAGTTAAACGCAAAAATAAAGAAGAACCTACGGACGATGAAGAAGACATAGAAGACATAATTTCATCCTGGGGAAATGGGAAAGACTAATGAGCTACGGCTATACGACACGGCTTGATAGTCTGAATAAAAAAGCTGATGGCTCCCTGTTAGGAGTAAAGTTAGGGCGGGTGTGTATTAAACACGACATATCTGTTACTGAAATTGCTACTAAGTTGGGAGTCAGCAGGCAGACTATTTATAACTGGTTTATGGGCACCCATGAACCAAACGACGAATTAACTAAACCAATAAGTAAAATAATTTGTAAATATAAAAAATGAATGACTTTGACCTCATAGATTATGCCGTTCCGAAAGGCGGCTTTTACAATGTGGTCGGCATGAAAAACGGAAAGCCTTTTCCAAAGTTTACCGATAGTAAAGAAGCAGCATATAAAATAGCTAGGGAGTTATCTAGCGAAGGATTAGATGTTTACTTTGCTTTAGGGAAACTTAAAAGTAGCGGCAACAGACAAAAGGATAACGTAGAATCATTAGGAGCTATCTGGTTAGACATAGACTGTGGTGGTAGTAAAGCGACAGAGATTGAAAGTTCTACTGGGTTACCAAAAGGGTATGCAACACAACGAGAAGGCAATGCAGCACTTGTAAAGTTTTGTAATACCGTTGGTTTACCTACTCCTGTATTAGTAAATTCAGGTTATGGACTTCATATCTATTGGGCGTTTACTGAAGAAATACCAACAGAAAAGTGGATACCTATAGCCGAGCGCCTTAAAGAAGTCTGTATTACGCAAGGATTCCGTGCTGACCCTGCGGTGTTTGAACCTACTCGCATACTCAGAGTGCCGGGTACTTACAACCATAAAAAAGAAAAACCTAAGCGCGTAGAAGTGCTTATGTCTACTACCGAACGGTATGCACCTGATGAGATACGTGAGCTTCTTGGGGTAGACCCCAATGCCGTTATAAAACCTAGAACAAAACCAACGCTTGATGCCTTACAAAAGTTATTAATACAAAACAAAGGTTATAAGTTTTCTAAACTCCTAGGCCGTCAAGATACATGTTTGCAATTAAAAGATAGCCTAACAAACAGGGCCACTTTATCAGAGCCTCGTTGGTGGGATGCTTTATCTGTAGCTAAATTTTGTGAAGACGGTGGTATGGCTATACACGCGGTGTCTAAAGGGCATCCCGATTATGATTTTAATGCCGTTGAAAGAAAGATAATGGGCATTAAATATGCTCACTCCTGTGAAGAATTTAGAAAGAAAAACCCTGAAGGGTGTAAAGGTTGCACGCACAAAGGAAAAATAACAGGGCCGTTAGAATTAGGAAAGGTTATAAAGAAAGCTAAAAATAGCCCCATTAATAAATTTACTGGTTACTTTAGAGGTGAGAACGGAGGTGTTTATAAACAAGACGGAGATGATCCTAGGTTTGTTTACGAGCATGACTTCTATTTAAAACAACAAATGTGGGACACAGGGGAAGAAGCATACGTTTCTGTTTTTAGATTTCATTCTCCCCATGACGGTATACGCGAGTTTAGCATACCGAATGAAAAACTAGAAAAGAGAGAACTGTTAAGGCAGCTAGCTAAGAACGGAGTAGTATCAACAACTAATGGCGGCGCTCTACATGAGTACGTGATTAATTCTATTACATTTAAACAGAACGAACGAGCGTCAGAAATTATGCGTCTTCAATTTGGTTGGGCTAATAAGAACACTAAATTTATTGTGGGGGAAAGAGAGATAACTGTAGACGGGGTATACCATACACCCGCTGCTAAAGTAACTCGATCTATTGCACAGTGCTTTGAACCTAAAGGTACGTTTGAAAAATGGCAAGAGGTGTTTAATATTTACAACCGCCCAGGTTTAGAGATACAAGCATTTGCCGCGCTGTCTGGATTTGGCGCACCTTTGCTAAGGATGACAGGGCAGAAAGGTGCCATTATAAATCTTGTACATAAAAATGCAGGTACAGGTAAAACCACAGTGCTTCGCATGGCTAACAGTATTTGTGGTGACCCAGAAATGTTGTTGGGTAACCCTAAAGATACTCAAGTAGCGCGTGTAAATAAGTTAGGGTTTTTAAATAACATTGTTAATACAATGGATGAGTTGAGCAATTTAGATAGTGAAGAGATAAGCGAGTTTGCTTACGAGTGTTCACAAGGTAAGGGTAAAGAAAAGGGTATGGCAAACTCAAATGCCAACCGTAAAAATGATACTACATGGCGCACTATAACTCTTAGTACATCTAACTCTTCCTTTTATCAAAAACTTATGGTGGGAAAATCTTTACCAGACGGGGAGATGATGCGGCTTATTGAGTTTGTAATTGACTACCAAGATATAAACATTGTTTCTACAGAAGAAGGTAAAGAAAAGTTTGACCACCAACTTAATGACAATTACGGCCATGCCATTATTCCTTTTGTTCAACATGTAATAGCTAACCCTGAAAGAACTAAAAACATAGTTCATAGCATACAACGTAAGATAGACAAAGAAATGCGTTTAACTCAACGAGAAAGAAATTGGTCTGCGATTATTGCGGCTAACATTGCAGGGGGTTACATTGCTAACGAACTAGGCATAATTACATTTGATATGGAACGCATCTACTCAAAGGCCGGTGAGATTATTAAGGTACTTCGGGAGGACACTATAGCCCCTGTAGATTCTTACGTATCTGTATTGGGAGGTTTTATAATACAAAACTTAAACAAAATGTTAACAGTAAACGATGGGGTAGACCAACGCACTTCTAAATCTACTGCACCTATAGCAGAACCTAGATGGCAAGAACTTATAATGCGGCACGAGCCTGACACGCAAAAACTTTTTATCCCTGTAAACAGGTTAAGAGAAGAATTAAATAGAGACCAAACAGACTACAAAGCTTTTATTAAAGACTTAGGAGGACGGGGGATATACTGCGAAACTATAAATAAAAGAATGTCTAAGGGTATGTTAATTACTGCACCCGCTCAGAGATGCGCTGTGTTTGATACTTCGCATCCTGAATTTATAAACATGGATGAAATTGTAGAGAAGCAAAAAGAAGATGCAGATAGAGAAAGTGGAGTATCAGATCAACTGGAAAAGGTTTAAAAGGGGATGGTCATTTTTTATACCGTGTCTTAAACCCCCAGAAACTAAAAAGATTTTATTAAAAGAAACTAAACGGTTGAAGTATAAAGTAACTACTAAAATAACTGTAGAAGACGGCGTGCGAGGGATTCGTATATGGAGAGTTTAATTTAAATTTCCGTAATACTCAGTGTTTTCCAGATTTCGGAAGAAAGGAAGAATTTCCTTTCGGAAACTATTATTAAAACGTATGCCTGAAATGTATTCAAGCTCTGACGCTTTACGTGATTTATAAGAACGATTAAGAGTTTGATTTGATATGAGATACGGATAGCTTCTTCTAAAGCCGTTTAACCTTTTTAAACTTCTTTCATTTAAGTCTTTGTCACCTGTAGTAACTGCTATATACCTATCTTTAAGTACGTCAGCTCGTAAATCCATTACTTTATTTTCATAGCTTTTAGATAAAGAACGAGCTTCATAAAGAAAAGATACATCTGCGGGAGTGAAACCTAACGCTTGCATGTATAAATTCCACCCGCTTATATCGGTACTTATTGGACGACCATCTCTTGTTCTAGCACCTTCTTGTAAAAAGCGTGAAGTTTTTAAACCATTACGTAACCAACTAGGAAGCAGTCTTTCAGACCCTCTTTTTATTTCACCGTCTGCTATAAGGGCAAGGTTTTCTGTTGAATCTAAAAGATAACTACCCATAGGACCAACCATTTGAAGTGCCATAGCATTTAGGTAACCAAATTTTTCTATCTCATAAGGTTCTTCTCTAAACGCTATTCCATTTGCAATGCTGGCGCGCCCCGATATTTCTAAATTAAACTGTGCATTAATCGGGCCTTTAAGCAGCATTTCAGAGAAACCCGCTTGTCTTAGAGCTGTACGAAAATGAAATGGTGCATCTTCATCATCGTCATACAGGTCAATTGCGCGTCCAACCATAGTAATTAATGTTGAAAGTGCCCCAAAAAGTGGTAAACCAAACATACCGCCCACTGCATAGCTCATCCCGTACATATAAAAAAGTTGTTTAGTAGCTTGGATTTTAGTGGCTCTGTCTTGCCCTGCTGTGGCATCTACAAAAGCTTTAGCTGTTACCCATGTACTTTGCCATATAAAACCTTTGAACGTCCACATAACACGCCCAATGTCACTTTGCAGCCACTTAGGTGCAGTTGTTGCCATACCTGAAGTATTTACATCTTTTACTGTTTTAAGAGCAATTTCAGCAGCTTCTTTGTCTGACTTACCATCAGCTTTTGCCAACTCAAATGCAGTTATGCCTGTTGTTGCACGGTTTA